GAGCTTGCACGTAATAGCGACGCACGTTGGTTGGTATTTTGGAATGATGATGCTGTGATGGAAACCCAAGATTGGGACAAAGAAATCATGAAGCACGAGGGTGAGTTTAAACTACTTGCATTCCACACGCATCATGATCATCCATACAGTATCTTTCCCATTGTTCCTCGCAAGTGGTTAGACTTGTTGGGCTATCTGAGCCCGCATCAAATTAGTGATGCATGGCTAAGCCAACAGGCATACATGTTGGATATTTGGGAACGTATCGAAGTAGATGTGTTGCACGATCGTCATGATCTTACCGGCAACAACAACGATGAAACATTCCAGAATCGTCCCATGTTAGAAGGCAATCCCAAAGATTCAAGAGACTTTCATAGTGTACAACAAATGGCATTACGCCATAATGACTGTGCCAAGATTGCCACCTACTTGCAAAACGAACGTGGGCATGACATGAGCTTCTTTGCCAACATATTCAACGGCACTCAAGACCCGTGGGAGAAACTGGCCAAGAACGATGTAAACAAACAAATGGTGCAGTTTAAGAATCCGCACACACACTTTCAGGAAACAAAAGATGTCGCAAAGCCTTGAAGAACGTATCAAACGTTATTGGAACACACAACCGTGTAATATCAAACACGGTACCAGCGATGTTGGCACGCCTGCTTTCTTCCGAGAAGTAAGCGAGCGACGCTATCGTGTGGAGCCACACATTGCTGAGTTTGCAGGATTCCACCTGTGGGCTGGTAAACGTGTGTTGGAAATTGGTTGCGGTATTGGATCTGATGCCGAGGAGTTTGCCAAGCACGGTGCAGAGTATGTGGGCATTGACCTAAGCGATCAAAGTATCGCATTGAGCAAACAACGTTTTGAAACACTAGGCCTCGAAGGTGAGTTTTACAATGTAGATGCAACTGATGCTTACGCATTGGCTACGTTAGGTGAGTTTGATCTTGTGTACAGTTATGGTGTGATACATCACTTTCCGGGCATTAACAAAATTATTGACAATGTACATGAGGTAGTCAAGCATGGTGGTGAATTCCGCTACATGGTATATGCCAAGAACTCCTGGAAGTATGCCATGATCCAGAAAGGTCTTGATCAATTTGAAGCACAAGCAGGTTGTCCATATGCACAAGCATTCTCCAAGGATGAAATTCATCAGATGATGAACAGTGACAATGGTTGGTATGTTGAACGTCTGCGTCAAGATCATTGTTTCATGTACAACGTAGATGCATACAAAGCAGGACGTTACGAACTAGAACCTTGGTTTGAAGCCATGACAGATTCACATCGCCAGGCAGTACGTGAATATCTAGGTTGGCATTTGTTAGTTAAGGCTCGCAAAGTTTGAGTAGACTATTTGCATTTGGTTGTAGTTTCACCCACTATAGATGGAGCACCTGGGCTGACATCTTGGCAGTACACTACGACGAATATCAAAATTGGGGACAAAGTGGCGGGGGCAATCAGTTTATCTTCAATTCCGTCATGGAAGCAGATCAACGTCATAAGTTTGGTCCAGGTGACACAGTCATAGTGTGTTGGACCAACATCATGCGAGAAGATCGTTATACCACAGGATGGCAAACTCATGGAAACATTACCACTTGTAAATTCTATGACGATGCTTATGTTCGAAAATATGTAACTGAGCGTGGTAGTTTGATTCGAGACTTGGCATGTATTAAATCTACCCAGTCTTTTTTGCAAAACATCCCCGGAGTAAAATTTGAATTCTTAAGCATGTGCCCATTGGTGTACCCTGATCAATACGATCCTAATCATTCTATGAGTGAGCCCGATATTCAAGAGTTATATAGCTCTGTTCTAAATACTATCAAACCCAGTTACTATGAAACTGTACTTGCCGAAGATAGAAACAATGGTTGGAAGTTGCACAACTGGGGCACCGGATTAAAAGATCCGCACCCTACACCAGTGGAGCACTTGGCCTATCTGGATTGGGTTTTGCCAGGTTGGGTGACAAACACAGATATTCGTGTTAAAGTAGTAGAAGAGACAGAAGATCCCAACATCATACACAAATTTTTAAAACGACCAGAGATTACGAGATTATAATATGAAACTCAAAGTATCAGAACTATTTTATTCCGCACAAGGCGAAGGACGATTTATTGGCGTTCCGTCAGTGTTCTTAAGAACATTTGGTTGCAACTTTACTTGTGCTGGATTTGGTTGCAAGCCTGGAGAGAAGTCAACCGAAGCAGACGAAGTTGCTAAGTCTGTACACTTGTACAAAACATTTGAGGAACTACCACTAGTGAACACTGGGTGTGACAGCTATGCCAGTTGGCACCCAGACTTTAAAGAACTCAGTCCCACATACGAGATTGATGCATTGGTAGACAAGATGCTAGACTTGATCCCGGATCGCAAGTGGACCAATCGCACAGGCAATGACACACATCTTGTGATCACAGGTGGCGAGCCGTTGTTGGGTTGGCAACGCACATATCAAGACTTGTTTGATCATGATCACATGCGTGGTATCAAGAATGTCACCTTTGAAACCAATGGCACTCAAAAACTACAGTCTAAATTTAAAACATATCTCAACGAGTGGCTGGCTGGACACAATGAACTTACATTTAGCGTGAGCCCTAAACTGAGTGCCAGCGGTGAAGTATGGGACGAGGCCATCAAGCCTGAGGTTGTGGCAGAATATCAAGAGGTAGGCACAGTGTATCTTAAGTTTGTGATTGACAGTGAAGTACACTTTGAAGAAGTGGATCGTGCTGTGACTGCGTATCGTGCGGCAGGATTTACAGGCGTGGTGTATGTGATGCCACAAGGTGGTGTTGTTGCACCATACGCAGAGAATCGTGTGAACGTTGCAGACTGGGCATTAGCACGTGGTTATTATTATACTCCAAGGTTGCACGTTGATCTTTGGGGCAATGGCTGGGGCAAATGATGGGAATATTTGATAGATTTTTAAAACCCAAGAAGGTAGAGAAGCCTATAGAGGTAGCACCCAAGGTGTCTGTGCCCAAGGCCAAGGTTCCTGAAAAAACTGCCAAGCAAATTGCTACCGAAGCAGGTGAGCCTTATGTGGCTGTGTTAGGAATGGACGTAGATCTTGACAATTTGCATCAAGGTGCATTCGAACTTGACTGGAACGAAATCTTTGTTGCTAGACTAATCAAGGCAGGCTATCAAGGCAAGGTTGATGCTGACATTGTGGATCAATGGTTCCAGAATGTATGCAGACATGTTGTGATGGAAACATGGGAACAAGAACAAGCAATCAAGAACTCGGGTATCTGGGTACAGAGTAAAGATATTGGCAATGGCAGGAGTGAAGTATCATGATTTTCAATCACATTAAAGAATTAAAACTACAAGGTAAAAAGATTGGCATTACCTTCAGCACATTTGATATGCTACACGCAGGTCATGTGGCTATGTTAAGTGAAGCAAGGAATCATTGTGATTATCTAATATGCGGATTACAAACTGATCCAACTATTGATAGGCCTGATACTAAAAATCATCCTATTCAAAGCATAGTAGAACGACAAATTCAACTTGCGGCTTGTCGTTATGTTGATGAAGTTGTAGTTTATCAAACTGAACAAGACTTGATTGACCTGTTGTTAATACTTCCATTGGATGTGCGCATTTTAGGCACAGAGTATGAGGACAAGAACTTTACCGGACGTAATGAGGGTGCTGGTCGCGGTATACAGGTGATATTTAATAGACGTGATCATTCGTTTAGTTCTAGCAGTTTGCGCAAGCGAGTTGCAGAAGCAGAAAAAATCAAAGCACTCAAACAAGAATGATTTTGTATGTCAACGGCGATAGTCACGCTGCTGCGGCCGAAGCAGTAAATCCACACGCCTGGGCACAGGATGACGGATTGTTTTATGGTCTAGGACGACAACCGCATCCTGACAACGAACGTGCAAGTTTTGGATGTGAATTAGCCAACTGGTTAAATGCTGTGCTGTACTTGGATGCCCAAGCAGGGTGTTCAAACACACGCATCATACGTACCACACGTGAGTGGATCAAATCTAACCCTGATGCAGTAAAAGATTGTTTTATGGTCATCCAATGGACTACCTGGGAACGAGAAGAGTGGTGGTATAAAGGTCACGACTTTCAAGTTAATGCATCGGGAATTGATGATATTCCAGAAGCTTTACAACAACGCTACAAACAATTTGTTGTTGATGTTGATTGGAAAAAATGTAGACAACGTGCCCACAATGAAATTTGGGAATTTCACCGAGAGCTAGAGGCACAGGAAATACGGCACGTGATGTTTAACGGCAACAACCATTTTGATGGAATTGCAGACCAAAAGCCCTGGGGCTCTAGCTACATGCACCCGTATGCCGCCGAAATGACCTACAATTCGGTTTTGAGAAGTAACGGATTCAAAACGGTCAATCCGGATAGTTGGCATTTTGGGCCAGATGCCCATTGCTATTGGGCGGAATATGTGTTACAATACATTAAACGCAACCAACTATTGAGTCCAAATGAAATACCTACTTATTGACACAGCCAACATGTTTTTCCGAGCACGTCACGGTGCCCACAGAGCCAGTGATACTTGGACTAAACTGGGGTTTGCATTACACGTCACAATGATGGCTGCCAACAAGGTAGCCAAGCGTTTTCAAGCAGATCACGTTATCTTCGCACTGGAAGGTCGTAGCTGGCGCAAGGACTACTATGAGCCCTATAAGAAAAACCGTGCTGTGGCACGTGGTAAGATGACCGAAGACGAAGCAGAAGAAGACAAGCTGTTTTGGGAAACTTATGACAATCTGACTAAATACTTGTCAGACAGAACCAATTGCAGTGTTATTCGTTGCGCAACAGCCGAAGCAGATGACATTATTGCACGTTGGATTTCATTACACCCCCAAGACGATCATGTGGTAGTTAGTTCAGACACAGACTTTGTGCAACTGGTTGCTCCCAATGTCACACAATACAATGGTATCACAGACGAACTGATCACACTGGAGGGTATATTTGATGCCAAGGGTAAGCCTGTTACAGATAAAAAAACTAAACAACCAAAAACCATCCCGGATCCGGCCTGGCTACTATTTGAGAAGTGCATGCGTGGCGACACCTCCGACAATGTCTTCTCTGCTTATCCGGGAGTACGTGAAAAAGGGACAAAGAATAAAGTTGGTCTCCGTGAGGCCTTTGCCGACAGAGACAA